CCTACTGTTAATCTTATAATTTGTCCTCTCATAAGGCCTACACCAGAATAATCTGGGGCTGTTATACCTACTAATCTGTTTATTTTATTATATAAAGGTATCATTTCTTTTCTAGCAAACGCAGCTATGGTAAATGATAAGCTTATATCTCTATCAAATGCACTATATCTATGAAAACTTTCAGCTCTACCTACATATTTGTATGCATCCCATTTTGGTTTATAAGTATCTTGAAAATTATCTATAAATGCTCTAAAATATAAATAATCTGAAGCTCCTAATTGTCCTCCTGATGTATCATTGTTTAGTATTTCTATAGAAAATTTAATTAAATTGGCATTATCAGCGTATTCATCAGCAGTAAAGTCTTCTTTAGCATTGATATAATCTAGATTTCTTTTTGTTGATTTTAAAAAATCAACTCTACCTTGACTATCTTTTGGTAATTCACCATAAGTCAATGTACCTCCTTGGCTCATTCCATAACCATTTTGAGTACCAGGTTGATTTTCTTTATTAAAAGATGCATATCTAGAAATAGTTGAAACAAAACTTGGTCCACTTGAAACAATTTTACCATCTTTAAAAGAAATTGGTTGCGATTGTTCAGAAGAAGGTTTTTTAGAAGTGGAAGGTTGGTCTGAAAAAGCTGTGAATATATTCCCAGCATCATCTAATACTTTTTTACTATTTGTAAACTCCCATCTAGTAATAGTGGTTTGACCTAAAAATCCTAATGGAGCACTTGGACCACCAAAATATCTTAATAAAGTACCACTTTCTTCACCACCTGCCGTAATATTATTTCTATCTTCAGTACCAAATTGGTAACCAGCTATTTTTCTATAATATAATCCAGGTAATCTTGAAGCGGGTATATTATATCCTCCATTCTCAGAAGATTTAGTAATAAGAGTAGTATCATCATCAGTTTTTGTTAAACCAAAATAATTACTTTTATCACTACCAAATATATCTAAATTAGGGCGGAAATTTCCTCCTCTTAAAGCATCTAATGATAGTCCAGTTAATGGTGCTGAGTAAGCTGTTCTAAGTCTGGTTCCAACTCCTTGAGTAGCGGAAGTGGCTACAATGTTTAGTATGTTAAATCCTCTTTCTACTCCTCTAACTAATGGGGTTTGAAGAGCTAAAGATCTTTGAAGTCCTTTAAAAACAAAATAATTTACATTAGTATCTTTAATACCTTTTATAAATTTATCCCATCCATTAGCATCTTGTGGTAATGGGTTGTCTTCAGAAAATGATATAGGTGAGAAAAATCTTGTTAATCGTAATCCATCTATAACACTATTAGAAGCTAATCTAACTGTTTTATAAAGAGATGTATTCTGTATTGGTGGGGAATATGGTTTATCTATAGGATCTATATTACTCCATATTAATGGATACATACTTTTATATCCATCAAGACCATCACTCCATGTATTTGTATCTATTTTTCCAACATTTTTACTTATACCAACTTTTTGAAATGCTTTATTTAAAATTGAGTCAGTAGCTACAGGTGGAGCTATACTTCTAAAAACAATATTACCAGGAACTGTTCCTTCAAATGCTCCTTCTAGCGCTGGGCCTTCATTAAGAGCATTAGTATTATCTAAATCTACTCCACCTGCTGGGAACTGTTCTTCAAACGGGTTCTCAGTGTAGAAAGCAGATAGGTTTGTTCTTAGTAGTCGTTTTAAACTCATTAGTCACGGTCTATATTTGTTCTAGTAGTAGAAACATTATCAGTAAAATATGAAGGAGTTGGTTTTTCTCCGTTTTCATCCAAAATTGAAGGAACTGGTAAGACATTAGATGCTCCGTATCCTAGTAATGATGGAGGTATGTTGTAAGCATTAAATATATTTTGAGCTCCCTGTAGATTAGTTCCATTTAATGAGTAACTATCATCTGCATTCCCATTGGAATGAATTGATTTTCCACCTTGAGATGGTTTAACTGCTTGAGGATTTGGAGAAATATCTTCACCATGGTTATAGGATTCATTAGTTATTGAAAGTGAATGATCCCCATAACCTGTTGTAGGTAATTGATTTGGTTGAGTAGCTTGTAATAGATCTATTAAAGCCATATTATCCTCTTACTATGCTTACACCTTCAGGTGAGTTACTAGCGTAAGTAGATGGAGTATATCCATTCAAATCTAGAAATCCAGGTGATGATGGTAAACCATTAACATATCCATCATTGTATTCGTTATACACATTTTGAGCTCCTTGAAAATTTGAGCCATTTAATGAGTAACTATCACTTTGATCTCCATTGTTAGAGTGAACTGAAAATGGATTACCCATATTTGCTTGAGGATTAATAGTTATATCTTCTCCGTTATTATATGATAATGAACTACCATCATTTTGCAATTTGTCTAATAAAGATGCCATAATTTTTGTGTTTTAATTGTTTAATTATAAATATTTAATTAAGCTGAAATTCCAACAGTTTTAGTGGCTACTGTTGTTCCAAATGTATCAAAGTCAAATTCTTTTCTAGCTGATACAGCTGTGTTAATTGCAATAGCTTGCATTGCCGCCACTAATTCTGCATTGTTATTAGTAGGTGCAGTAACTGCGCCTGCTGCGACTGGAGTCACCATAGCGTCTTGTGTTTGCTGTGGTCCATTAGTACTTAAATAAGCATAATCTCCTTTAATACCTTGTGCTACAGGAACTAGCATATCTCCCGCTGGCTTAGATATTACTAATCCACCATTAGGATTAATGGCTCCATCTTGAAGTAAGAATGGGGCAAGCATTCCCATTACCGCTGCTACTCCTCCTATAATAAGTGGAGTTGCTGCTCCTAAAGTACTAGCTTCAGCTGCTGTTACTTTTGCTGCTGCTTCTGCCGCTGCTACAGCTGATTTAGCTCTTTCAGCTGCTAATAATTCAGCCATAGCGTTTCTTTGGGCTTGTAACGCTCGTTGTTGTGCTACAAATTGGGCAGTTGTGGCTATTAACCCTCCTATTAATCTTCCTGTTATTAAACCTGCGATTGCTGCTACAACACCTTTAATAGTTTCAAACATTCCTCTAACTTTATCTCCATCCATTAAGAATTCTTTTAAACTAAGAAGCATATCTTTCATTGGGCCACCTAACAACTCACCAACAGCTTCTTTTAAATCAAGTATTAATTCATTAAAATCTTGTTGAACTGTTGTTCTTTCCATAGCCGCCGCTAAAGCTGTTTCATCCCCAGCTGCTGCTAATAATTGGTTAGCTTCTTCAACTTCACCTTTAGCTTTTAGGTCTTCAACCATTGCTAATAAATTTTCTCTTTGTTGAGAACCTAAATTTCTTAAATTTTCTTGTTGAATTAAAGCGTTAGAAAATTCATCTACAGTCATACCTGCTGCTTGAGCTAATGATTCTTGTTCAAAAACAGTTCGACCCATAAAATCATTAATATCACCTACTTCCTCCATCACTAACTTTTGAGCTTCAGCTGTTTTACCCATTAATGCTAATGAACGAGCTTCTTCTAAATTTAATTCTTTTCCAGTTAATAATTCAGCTTCTAATTCATTAGCTATTGATGATTCAAATTCTAATAATTTTTTAGCAGCATTATTAGCTTGCTCAATATTCATTCCTATACTTTTTGATAGGACTACTGCTTTAGCTATTTGTTCAGTATTATTACCATATTGTAAACGAAGTTGACCATTAACTTTAGACACGTCTTTCATAACGTCTTTTAAGTTAAGCATTATACCTTTTTGCTTAGATAAATTAACTACTTGTTTAGCAATAATTTTAGTACCTTCATCTTGAGTTTGATTATTAACAGCAAATAATGTACTTAATTTAGAGGCTTCTTCATTTGCTAAACCTATCTTTTTGGTCATGTCTATTTGACCTTGAACCATCTGTTCTGAAAATATTCCAGCTGTTCCTAATTCTGAGTTTAGCTGTCCTTGGGCTTCAATTTGGTTGCGAGCATTTAAATAAATATCTCCACCTAAATCTCTTATTTCTGCCATTTTCTTACGTAGGATTTCTGCTCCTTCGTAAGTTAATCCCATATTTTTAGATATCTCTACAGTTTGTTGATCTAATAATAAAGCCGCTTCATAAGCAAATTTAAATGCTTCAACTATAAGATTAACTGCAGTAGCTGGGTCTTTAAAGTTTTTGACTAAACTTCGACCTACAGATTTTCCTCCTTCTTTTATAACATCAAATGCATTTCCTCCAGCTTCAGCTACTTCTTTCATCTTTTTAGCTGCGCCGTCTAAATCCATAAATTTAGCTAATGGACCAGGAAGTTCTTTGTTTAATGCTTCTACAGCATTACCCATTATACCATAAGCATGTATAGCTTTATTTTCTAATTTATTTCTATAAGCTATTTCTTCATTTATTTTAGCTAATAAACCATGATGGTTTTTAAGCATTCCTTTGGCTTTAAGCTCATACTTAAGTCTATCACCTGCAGATCTAAGTTGGTCAGCATTAGCATCTCTATTCCCTTTTAAAATCTGTTTAGTCTCATTAAGGACATCATTGATTTTTTTAAATGAGTTTATTTGTCTTTGTACATCAAGATCTATATCTTTTATGTCATGACGGAGTTGCTTAAATTTCTTAACAACTTCAAGAAGAGTATCATCCATCTCAGAAAGACGTCTATTTACATCTTTTAGATCTTTCTCTAATTGTTTAACAGATTTCCCGGTAGCATCATATGTTTCACCAAGTTTTTTATGAGCTGCTTGTAATTCTGATGTTAATTGTGCTTTTGTTTTAGCCATTTATACAGTATTTGGATATAAATATTAAAGAAATTAATATTTTGCTGGTCCTCGTCCCTTAACAAAATCTTGTGGGTTTACAACTGTAGTTGTTTTAGAATTAGAAGATTTAGAATTTGCTTTCTTTATAGCTTCAGATTCTTTCTCATAAAACTCTGAGATTTGTTGGTAAGTAAAATTTCTTAACCATATAGGCATTCTATAGACTGTTTCCCAGTCATATCCTCCTTTTCCATGAAATACTATATCATGAATTTGCGCGAATAAATTTCTTCGAGAAATAACTGCTTCTTTAAGACTCAGGGTAAAAAAAGTTGATACCAATTGGGATGCTGACTCTATTTTCACTGTCGGTGGGAAAAAAAGTAAGATCAATATCTGGCTGTGTATTTTTAATATGATTTCTTAGTTCTTTTGAGTCTCGAGCTAAGAGAGCAGTATCAACAAATTCTCTTATATACTGTTGGTCTCGTTCTCCATTAATAGATGTTATCATATATTTTAAACGAGTTGACATTTCTGGAGAAAGAGTTTTATTAATCTTTTTTAATCCATCTAACTCAGCTTGGATTTTATTTTCATCCTCATGAGTTAATAATTTATAAGTTATATTAACTTTAGAGTGTGGTAATGTATAAGGAAATTCATTTACTCCCTTACTATACATTTTTTCATCAAATGGTTTATTATCAATTGATGTTAGATCAATTGTATATTCTTCTCCATCATAGCTAAATGTATAATCTTTACCATATCCTAAAATACGAGCTGCTACCATAATAGCATTTTTATCACCTGCTATAAGGTCATTATAGTTAATTTTACTAATAATTAAAGATTTCATTAATTCATCTAATACTATACCTTTTTGTATATAAGAAGTATTAGTTAAAATATCTTCTTCTTTAGCGGTCATATATTTCATTTCAATTTGACCTGATGATAATGGATTGTCTGATGGGTAAACTAAACCTTTTGATGGTAATTCTATAACTTCTGTTGGTAACTTAATTGGTGTACTCATAATCTTATTTTAATATAACTTTGTTGTCATATATAAATATATAAAGAAAAAAGAAGCTCACCAAAATAGTGAGCTCTTTTTATAAATTTTGTTAGCGATTAGTAGTTTAATACGCAGTAATCCATGCCTAATGTCATAGTGATATTTTGGGCCGCTGTGTCGTTATCCCAGTTATATTCACCAAATTCAGCACTTTTAATAAATGCTCCAACAATTACCCACTCACTAACAATATCACCTACAGGTCCTAATACTTGAAGTGTAATTTGTTTTTTATAGAAATCTGAATAACCGTCACGACCTGTTACAGATTCATGATGCAAACGTACCCATTCCATTACTGATTGAGCACCTGATGGTGTAATCGGATCAAATAATGTTAATGTAAGGTCATTCCACTTCAACTTACCTTTAATTTTACGGTAAGTATTTATATAATTCAACATTATTTCTTCTTGTGAGAACCCAATTGAACTAACTCCTTTAATGATATATGAAGGTATACCATTAACTACCATTATAAACCTATTCTGTACTTTGGGTTCAAAGGGGGTAAAAAATATGTCGTTTGTACTTAAAATTGCCATGTTATTCTATTTTATTATAAATATCTATATTTTTAATTTTTACCCAGGGAATGTAGCTCCTGTTGGTGTAATATTAAATGTTAAGTAAATAAATTCAGCTGTTTTAGTTGGTTGAAGATATATAGCTCCGTTTAATTGATTTTGATCAATTGTAGCAGCAGTGTTATTTGATTCATCCATTACTACTTGGAAAGCATACAATCCTTGACGAGCTTGAACATCAGCTAAATATGGGTTTACTTGTGATAAGAATATATTTCTTGTTGCCGCTGTGTTTTGTTCAAACAATAATGAACTAGCTACTTGAGAAATATAACTCTTAAGAGCAATTAATAAACGACGAACATTTACACGATCTAAAGCTGATGCCTGAGTTTGTAATGTTTTCTGACCATATACTACTACTCCTCTACCTGGGAATGTTGCTATTGGATTTATTTTTCCTTGGTATAAATTATCACGATCAGTTTGAGATAATTTTAATTTAGCTCTAACTACTTGATTTAATCCACCACGATTAATACCTGCTGGAGCAAACCATGGCTCTGATATAGCATCTGTTTTAGCATACACACCACCAATCATTGTTGAAGCTGGTACCCAAACGTTAGCGTTAGTATCAGGATCAACTGTCATTACCCATGGCCAGTATGAAGCAGCATACGATGTATCTCTAGAAGCTGCGGCTGCTACTACTGTTGATGTTGAATCAACATCATATGGAGTTAAATCTAATACATAGATATTATCTCCTCTATTTTCAGTGTTACTAATTATAGAAGTAACTTGAGTAGCATTTTCTTGGCTTGTTAAACCAGGTGTTAATAATACATTAAATTTATAATCATCTGTGTTAGCTAATAAGTTAATCATATTAGTATAATCTGTTCCTACAACACCTTGAGTATTTGTAGCACCAGTTATTATTTGATTATAGAATTTAGCATCAGCAGCTATAGTTCCTTGAGCACTACCAAATGTTCCACTTGCAGGTACTGGGATAGATGCTGTGTATTGTGCTTTAGCTGTTCCGTTATTATTAAAATAACTTGGTGTTGGTGATATTACTGAGCTAACTCTTACGTATCTTGAACGGTTTGGGTTATCACCAGTTAATAATACTTGGTTAGTACTTGAATCGTATGCTCTTACTTGGTCTCCAATAACTTTAGATATATAGTTAGGAGCTAATGGATCTAATGATAAGTTAGTCCATGTCTCTAATGGAGCTTGACTAATAGTGTTATCATTTCCTCTTCTAATTACTAATGAGAAAGTACCTGAAGAAGTATTAGCACTTACAATCTGCCATCTGATATTATCAGCTGATCCACTAGCTAAAGCTCCTGCTGAGTCTTCTGGGCCAGTACTGTTCATTATAATACCTTTAGAAAGAGTTTCTAATTTAAAGGCATTACTTCCAATTCCATCTACACCACCACCTAAAGTAGCTTGAGTAGAGAATGAAGCACCAGATCCTGTTTGGAAAACATATCCATTATATGCTGAACTAGATACTGAACCAGTGAATGATATAGTAGATGTAGACGCGTTTGATGTTACACCTAATCCTGTTACTGATGTAATTTTAGCTGCTAAGTTTGATATAGTAGTATTAAGAGCACCACTAGCGAAGAAATATAATTTACCATCAACATCATCTTGATAAGCACCAGAAGCTGTAGGTAAGAATCTATATGTGTTTGAACTATTGTCTACTATTCTAAATTCTATACTAATTGGGTTAGATAAAGCTGATAAGTCTTTAGATGCGGTCGCAAATGCTCCTGGGGTTGAAGTTATATTATTAAGTATATTTGAGCTTGATGCAGCGGTAAATGTTCCACTAACTACTCTAGATACTAGTAATGATTCTCCTCCATTTTGGAAGTAATTATAAGCTGCTATAGAAGTAAAATATGTGTAAACATTACTAGCACTAACTAAATAAGTACCAAATTTATTTTGGTAATCACTATAAGAAGTAACTACTGTTGGGATTTCAACAGGACCTTTAACAGTTGGGCCTATAATAGCTGCGCCTACGGTTACAGGACCTTGAGTAACTTGTGACTGGTCATTTTCAATTGCTGAGACTCCAGGTGATATTAAGA